CTTGCACATGGATACCGTATCTGCTCGATCTTTGCATGTCTTGTAGATCTGATACAGGCTTTGCTCGTGTAACGGTCCCTAATGGGGAACATATCGTGGGTTCACCGTGCCCCGCCGTAAACATGCCTTGATGCTTGAATTGATCTATTCTGCTTCTCGTATCCAAACTTGATCTCTAAAACAAAACAAGAACAAGAACAACAACCCCAAAACCAGCGTGGAGTGGATGCTCATACACGTTGGCATGACTTTCAAATTGCACCCCTTCTGACAGTCCATGAAATTTTCCTTGAAAACTGTGAAACATTCGGATATATGGACATTTCAACAGAAGAGTTGTTCAGTATGGCGATTACTGAATTTGATGTGCGAACACACTTGCTGATGAACTCTGACATCGGCTTGTTTAATTGCCAATCTGGTTTCGAAGGAGCTAACCTAATGAGAGGCACTGATACCTCTACAGCTCAGAATGTGACTTTCTCTGATCAGCACAACAACTACACTTACGAGGTGGAATCCGAAATGGATCCTACTCGGATGTTGCAAGATTCAAAAGATGCTGAACTAGGAAACTTCTTCTCACGACCGATCAAGATCGCAGAACTTGAGTGGGGAACTGGCACGAGTTTGTTTCAGGACATTGACCCTTGGTCTCTGTACTGGAACAACCCTCGTGTTATCAACCGTATCTCTAACTACAATCTTCTCAGAGCGAAGATGCACGTCAAAATCGTCATCAACGGAAATGGATTTTTATATGGAAGAGCAATTGCTTCCTACCTGCCACTCAACGATGCCGACACTTACTCTGTCAATGCAGCGTTGATTCCGGAGACGATCGTGCAAGCTTCACAACAACCTCATATATACCTCAATCCTACCCTCTCCTCGGGTGGTGATATGATCTTACCGTTCTATTATTACAAGAACTATCTGAATATTCCTGGAATTGACTGGGCAGCCATGGGATTAATGACGATTAGATCTATCAATGATTTGAAGCACGCAAATGGAGCAAGTGAAGATGTTACCATTAGTGTATTCGCGTGGGCTGAGGATGTGGCGATGAGTGTTCTAACGACAGTAGAACCCGCCACTATCGGACCTCAGTTAGGTGATGAGGATGAGTCTGAAATGGAACCGCAAAGTGGTGCGGAAATCGATGAAGCAAATGCTAAAGGCGCGATTTCTGGACCTGCTACAGCGATCTCACGTATTGCTGGGCAGCTTGCTTTAGTTCCTGCTCTCAAACCGTATGCTATGGCAACATCAACACTTGCAAATGGTGTTGCTGGCATGGCTAAGCTGTTTGGCTTTTCTAGGCCATCTGTTACAGCCGATCCTGCTCCGTATAAGCCTACTACCATCTCGGAATTGGCTCTTACGACTACTCCTGATAACCCTAGCAAATTTGCTGTGGATGACAAACAAGAATTGTCTATTGATCCGCGAATTGCTGGGCTTGGATCAACTGATCCATTGTCTATTGTAGATATAGCACGGAAAGAGAGTTACCTCACGAAGTTCACATGGGCGACTGATACAGCACCTGAAACAATGCTGTGGAATTGTCGCGTCTCACCAGCTCTTTGGGCGGAGCAGGGAACACCCACAGCGTATCATTTACCAGCATGCTGTGTGGCAGCCCTACCGTTCAGATACTGGACAGGAACCATGAAATTTCGTTTCCAAGTGGTAGCTTCGGCATTCCACAAGGGAAGACTCAAGATCGTTTATGATCCGCAATACATAGCGACAAACGAATACAATGTGAATTACCTTCGCGTTATCGACATCGCAGATACTACGGACTTTACGATCGAAATTGGTAATGGTCAAGAGATTTCTTTGATAGACCATGCCAATCCAGGTATTGATGCTGTTACCACTCTGTATAGCACGACGGCTTACGCTTCGACTGAACCTGGTAATGGAGTTATTGGTGTTCAGGTAGTGAATGAACTCACGACACCAAACTCTACTGCTAATAATGACGTTGAAGTGAATGTTTTCGTGTCAGCAGGTGATGACTTCGAAGTATTCGTACCTGAAGATATCTTTCAAACACTTGTTTTCAAGCCACAGTCAGGTCTTGAACAAGATACCGTTGTTGCAGACGGCATCAAGGATGATGAGATAGATAAACCAGAGGATCAAACCACAATGAAGTTGGGTCCTGACCTTATTAATCTGAGTGATCTGAACAAGGTGTATACTGGCGAATCAATCAAATCTTTCCGACAATTGTTGAAAAGGTATAATCTTCACACAACGCTTGGTGCGGCAGATACGTCCACGTCGCGATTTGACTTTGAACGACGTGCATTTCCATATTTGAGAGGAAACGTAACAGGAGCTATCAATACCACTGGAGCCCTAAACTCATACAACTACTGTAATACTTTGTTGTTGCATTGGGTGACGGGAGCTTTCCAGGGGTGGAGAGGCTCTATCCGCTACAAGTATCTGTATCGAGGTGAAATGGATACGGATGCGCCGAGCACAATTTATGTTAGTCGAACGTGGAACAATACCAACGCAAACAATGTGTCTGGTACGCTGGACAATTACACCAGTGTGTCGGACGCAGCTGCATCGAGCGTCTACAATGCCACGGCTGACTACAAAGTTCCTACGGGAGTTCAGGGAGCCTGTTATCGCACAGGCGCTGTCAACCCTAACCCCGAATTCGAAGTGCCCTTCTACTCTAATTGGCGATTTAGCCCTGGCAAATTCAATACTGCCGGAGAGTATTCTTCTTACCGTGGAACTTGGTGGGCTCAGGGAGATGAGACGTCTGTACTTGATGTTTTCGTCGCTACTGGAGAGGATTTCCAGGTCTACTTTTGGACCGGTATGCCTCCTCTTTATTTCGAACTAACCGCACCAGCATCTTAGCACCCTGCATTCGTTTGTAGGTCTCTGCTTTGTAGAGTAAACTATAAATCATGACCCTAGCTCGGATCATAGTCACAAACGAGTTACCATACAGTGGCC